AGCATCTTCAGCTACTATTGCTGACTTGACAACTTCATAAAAAATATTTTCATGTAACTTTCTCATCATGAAAGGGGCAGGTTTTTCTCATATTGTTTTCCTGCCCCACCCAAGATACTAATTAATAATGACCTTGAAGAACGTATCGCTTCGGAACGAGGGTTATTAATACTGGAGACTTTAATGAGAACATTAAACGATTATTTTGTAACAGCAGAGATAGAAGACGTATCTACTGCATCTAGTACATTCGTACCAGTACCTGATGGTGGACGAGTAATTAAAATTATTACTGCACTACAAGGTGCTTTAACTACAGCAAACGCAGCAGTTTCTTTTGAAATTGGTGGTACTGCTATTACTGGTGGTGGCATAACAGTTGCTCACACAAGTTCAGCAGCAGGTGATGTAGACACAGCAGAACCTACAGGAGCTAACAGAGTTGAAGAAAATGGAACTATCGAAATGATAACAGATGGTGGTTCTACAGGAACAGCTAAATTATTAGTTACATTTGTAATTAGGAGATAAGAATGAGTAGTCCTAACTATGGTTTAAGAGTAACCAATACTCTTGTTAGAAGTGTTGGTCTTACATCTGCTCAATCAGCAGCTACTGACGCAAACACAGAGTATGTAAGAATAGTATCTGATACTGATGGTGTTCATATTGCTTTTGGTGCTAATCCAACAGCAACTACAAGCACAACCATATTAGGTGCTTATGACCCTGAAATCTTTAAGATTGATGGTGGTATGAAAATCGCTGCAATACTTGCAAGTGGTTCAGGTAATATTTACATAGATGAGTTAAGCGAATGAGAAGAAAGATAGGCAATGGTCAAACATTTCATTACCATGAACCTACTGGTGAGTTTGCTATAGAACACATCGAAAATATACAACCCCTTATTGATTCCAATAAAAAGCTACAAAATGAAGACCATAGTATACGAGACGAGTTTAGACTCTCAGCTCGTATACCTATGACTGTATACTATGAATGGAAAAGAAAATTTGGGGTTGACCTATATAATAAAAACCACAAAGAAGCAGTAAAAAAATTATTAAACAGTCCTGATTACAGGTATCTAAAGACAACCAATAGGCGCATATAATGGCAATATCAAGTTATACATCATTAAAATCTGCTATAGCAGACTGGCTAGATAGAACAGATTTAACTGACCAAATCCCTGATTTTATAGCACTAACAGAAGTTAGGCATAGGAGAGACTTTAAGATAAGGTCATTAGAAACAAGAGTTACAACAAATACAGTAGCTGACCAAGAATATTATAATCTTCCTGATAACTATATTGCTTTAAGAAATATACAACTTAATACAGACCCTAAGACATCTTTAGAATATTTAACACCTGAACAAATGGACAGAGTGTATGCAGGAAGTATTAAAGGAAAACCTAAAGCATTTAGTATAATAGGGAATGATTTGCAGTTAAGACCAACTCCTGATGGAGTTTATCAAATAGAGTTACTGTATCATAAGTATGCACAACCTTTATCTGATTCTAACCAATCAAATGAAATATTAGCTAATCATCCCGATGTTTATTTATATGGTGCATTAGTTGAAGCAGAACCTTATCTGCAAAATGACAAACGAATTCAAACATGGGCTAGTTTTTATGATAGAGCCAAAAAAGATATTATAGAATCTAACGCAAAAGACAGACACTCAGGTGTAGCACTAACAACAAGAATAGATTACGGAGCATATTAATGAGTACAACATGGCAAGTAGTAGCAGGGGTTGATTCAGCAGCTACATCATCAGAAATTAGAACAGTTGCAAATAACATCGACAATGTTAAAACAGTTGGCGATAACATTACCAATGTTAATACAGTTGCAGGAGTATCAAGTAATGTTACAACTGTAGCAGGTATATCATCTGATGTAACAACTGTTGCAACAAACAATAGTAATGTTAACGTGGTTGCAGGGATATCATCAGATGTATCAACAGTAGCTAATGATGGTACAGATATAGGGGTTGTTGCAGCAAATACATCTAACATAAATACTGTTGCAGGAATAGACTCTGATGTTACAACTGTAGCAGGAATTTCTAGTGACGTTACAACTGTTGCTGCTGATGGTACTGATATAGGCATTGTTGCTACAGATATAGCAAATATAAATACAACTGCAGGTTCAATATCAAATGTCAACACAGTTGCAACAAATATTGCAAACGTAAATACTGTTGCTGCTGATGGAACAGACATTGGTGTAGTAGCAGGAATATCCTCTGACGTAACTACAGTTTCAGGAATTAATGCAAATGTTACTACAGTTGCAGGTATATCTGCTGATGTAACTTCTGTTGCAGGTGATGCTACTGACATTGGAACAGTAGCTACTAACATAGCTAATGTTAATACTACAGCAGGTTCAATAGCTAATATAAATACTGTAGCATCTAATAATACAAACGTAACTACAGTCGCAAATGATATTGCTAATGTAAATACAACAGCAAGTAATATAACTGGTGTCAATAGTTTTGCAGAAAGATATAGAGTGGTTTCATCTGACCCAACATCAGATAATCATGAGGGTGATTTAATATATAACACGACATCTGACTCGCTAAAAGTTTTTACAAATAGCTCGTTTTCAACTATCAATACATCTGGTGGACTTGCAAATATATCTGAAGATACAAACCCACAGCTAGGTGGCAATCTAGACACTAACGGAAATGCTATTACAGGAACTAGTGTAGGCATCAATGCTTCTAATGGCGATTTGATGATTACTGCTACACAAGATGGTCCAGTGTCATTGCGTTATGATGGTAATTTAAAATTATCAACAAAGTCAGATGGTGTAAATATCACAGGTGAACTAGAAGCAGACAGTCTGGACATAGATGGCAACGCTGACATCACAGGAACCCTTAACACACACACCATACCAGGTGGCACAGGCACATTTGCACTTACATCTGATTTGACATTTACTGCATCTTCAACTGACACACTAACCAATAAAACAATCAATAGTGCGTCAAATACTATAACGATTACAGAATCAAACATATCTGATTTAGGTTCTTACATTACAGCATCTTCTACAGACACATTAACAAACAAGTCTGGAAATATTAGCCAATGGACAAACGACTCAGGATATTTAACATCATTTACAGAAACAAACAATTTATCATCAGCAGTTACTTGGGCAAATGTACCTGATGCAAACATAACACAATCATCAGTTACACAACATCAAGCAGCATTAAGTATTACAGAATCACAGATTAGCGACTTAGGTTCTTATATAACTGCAAGTTCAACTGACACACTTACAAACAAATCAGGGAACATATCTCAGTGGACTAATGATTCAGGATATATAACAGGTGTAACTGCTGGTAGTGGGATTGATGTATCAGGAACAACTATAAGTGTTGAACCTGATTTAAGAGATGGCATTGAATATATAGGATTAGATGGTGGTGACTACATTCGTTTTAATAATAATTCTAGTCAATCTTTTTTTGTTAATGCTGGTGAAAGGGCAAGATTAGAGGCAGATGGAGACTTTCATGCTGATGGAGATATCATTGCATACTCAACTACAGTATCTGATATTGCATTAAAGTCTAATATAGAGATGATTCCTAACGCACTAGACAAAATAGACGAAGTCAGAGGTGTTACATTTACACGACACAATGGACAAAAGTCTGCTGGTATTATTGCACAAGAACTAGAAAAAGTTTTACCTGAAGCTGTAAGAGAAAAAGAACTTAAACTTGTAGATGGTAAAAAATATAAAACAGTAGAGTATGACGCTATACATGGTTTATTAATTAACTGTATTAAAGAACTCAAAGAACAAATTAAGGAATTAAAGAATGGCTTTACAAAGTAGTGGTCAAATATCTTTAAGTCAAATAGCTGCTGAATTTGGTGGCTCTGCACCCCATGCCTTATCTGAATATTATGGTAAAGGTAATGCACCAGCTAGTGGTGAGATACAACTAGCAGCAGACTTTTATGGTACATCAAATATATTTACTACTACACTAAGTTATGCAACACATGTTTATAAAGTTGGAAACGAAGCATTAGGTTTTTCAAATTCATCTTCTACATATGCTGGAACAACAATTGATGGTGGTACTCATCCATCATCACTTGGAAGTTTAGCAGCACAACCATCAGGACCGAACATAAATCATTTGTTTAGAACTTCTACAGCAGTTACATCAGATGCTTTAGAGTTAGAGTTTGCAAGTACATTTACTGCCTGGACATCAATTACTATTGGTAGTAAAACATTCACAAGAGCGAGTGCTGCTACTCCAGGAAGCAGAAGTGGTGGTACAACTAATAGAAGATACCAATGGAGAAATGCTTCTAACAATGTATCAACATATATTACAGCTGATAATGGTGCTAATAATGTTGAACTAGACCCATTTGGTACAGGTGGTGCAAGTGGAACTCCATCAGGAACAGTAACGATAACCTTAAACTTTTAATATGACATATACATTTACAATACATAATACACCATTTGCACAAGACGCTACATTTGATAGATTGTATGCAGATAGTTTAGATGACTTCAAGTCAGGAACAGTAGTTTTTAGAACAGGATTTTCTGATAGCGACAAGAAAACACGAGTTTATACATTTCTAACACAAGGTGGATATGAAAATGAAAAGTTAATATCTATAAGTAAAGATGGAATAGTTTGTATGTACATACAAGGATGGATAAAAAATAATACTCTAGTTTGGAATAATGCAATAGTTGGTAAAATTAATAACAGTAAATCATGGTGTTCAACACAACAGTTTCATCAGCAAAACAAAGAATGGATTGAATCACAAGGGTGTAATGCTTGGGAAGTACACTCTATTCCAGGAACTAGGATAGAAACTTTTTTTAAAGCAGTTAATAATTCAGGAAATATGTTTGGAACATTTAGTGAAACAACAGATAATGGATTATTAAAAATGAGATGGGAGTTTTAATGTGCTACTTAGCATACTTTATGGAATCTATTTTGCATTAGCACTTTACTCTTTTGTAGCACTATCATGGCTACAACTTTTATACACATACATACTGTTTTACTTTTTATTAGAATTTACTATGAGTTTGTTTATTCATAGATGGGCTACACACAATCTCTGGAATCCACCTGTATGGTTTCAAAACATAATGAGTGTAGTATCTATGACTGCATTGATAGGTACACCAATATCTTATAGTGCATGGCACAGAAACCATCACAGATATGCAGATACTGTAGATGACCCACATAGTCCAAAGCATAGCTCATGGTTATATATTATATTTAGAACACACGAACAAGATTACGATTTATCTTTATGTGGAGATAGGTTAAGAAATAAATGGCAACTATTTTTAACTAAGAATGAAACAGTTTTAGCATATACATTTAACTTTATTCTTTTTTTAGTTTTGCCATTTGATATGTTTTTGATGTGGGCAACAGCAGTAGCTATGACAACCTTTTGGGTTATGACAGTTACAGGAATTATGTGTCATCTAGGAAAGGTAAGAGATGTACCCTATATGTATCCTGTAGCTTTTTCTGAATCATATCATGTACAACACCACATAAAACCACAACTCAAACATTGTAGGTTTGATTTTTGTGTATGGGTAATAACTAAATTTGGGTGGACATGAAACACGCAAGATATGTGCAGATACTAGCATTACTTAATCATGTAATAGCGATACTAGGTTGTATTTACTATCCTGAGTATATTATTTATGGATTAATTTCTTGGGCATTTGTAAACATATTCGGCACAAACATAGCTATACACAGATTTATGGCACACAGAAGTTTTACAACAACTCCTGTAAGAGAAAAGATTTTAAAGTATTTAACAATTATACCTGCATTTGGTAGTCCATTATCATGGACAGCAATGCACAGATATCATCACATGTATAGTGGCAGTAAACAGGACAATGAATCTCCTGAAAGAATAGGTTACATTAGGGCGTGGCTTACATTGTATGACCCTATAAAAGTACCTAAGTCTATGGTTAATGATATACTTAGAGACCAAGACTATATGTTTATAACCAAACATTATTGGAAACTGCTTTTTACTTACATAGGGATTTTGTATGCGATAAACCCTTTGCTAGGTATATTTGCTTTTAGTTTTCCTGCAGCATGTGTATATCAAGCAGCAGGAGC